AGCGAAAAAGTTAAATGGAAAAATTAAAAAAGGGTAGAGTCAAAGTAACTATCTGCGATACATGCCACGGAAATGGGTATGTCAGAGTTGCAAAGATTGATGGTGACCCAAGTGTAGATTTTAGAGACAGAAGCGAAGTCCACCAATGCTGGGACTGCGATTCGGAAGGAGAATTTTATGAGACAGTTGACGATAATCTTATTGATGACGGTCCTTCTAACAAGCTGCACTAAATTAGAATTTGATGGATTTGATCCAACAACATCAGCGGTGAAATGGATATTTACGCATGAAAGACACTGATGCTGCATACATCGCCGGTCTTTTTGATGGTGAAGGTAGTATTTATTATGTTCGAAGAGTTGATAAAAAAAAGAAACACAAAGGACCTGGGTATAGAGAAGCATATTGTTGGAGGATTAGTATGGAGATAACTATGACTGATCAGTCTGTGTTGCGTTACGTGCATGAAATGCTAGGTGTTGGTACGTTGACCAACAAACCACGTAAGGGTAAACGTAAAGATGGTACAAAGTATTTAATGCAATATCGATGGCGTTGTACATTTAGACACGCGTATTACGTGTGTATGATTCTTTTTCCCTACGCCCATACTAAATTAGAAAAAATTACTAAAGTTATAGAACACTACAAAGGAACTAAAGTTATGAATGGTAAAATTGTAGATTTAAATGAATATAAAAAAATAATGAGTCTGGAAATATAAAATGATACAAGTAAAAATAAATGATGACGATAGAAGATACGCTGTCGAAATTTTAAAAACTAAAAACTTTGGTCATAGATCTAAAGGTTTTAATGGTAGCTATGAAAAACAATACACAGGTTTAATTGGTGAACTAACTTTGTTTAGACTAATAGGTAAACCACAACCAAACTATGAAAGTGGTAGACTCGATGAAGATATAAATATTAATGGTAAGAAAGTAGATATTAAATCAATGGCCCGGAATGTGTATATGCAGGAGCACTACGTCCATAACTTTGTTGCGTATCAAAAGGATATGCCAAGTGATGTATTATTATTTATAAGTATTAATAAGAGAAGTGGTATTGTTCAGATCTGTGGTTGGTTAGAAAAAGAAAAATTTTTAAATGATGCAAGCTTCTTTGACCAGGGTGATAAGCGTGAGCGAGACGATGGTACGTCGTTTGTTTTGCGTGCGCCGCTGTATGAGATAGAACAGAGTAAATTAAATAAGTTAAATAATATCAAGGATTTAAATGACCTTTGAGTTTGGAATAGGTATGTTTTTTATGGGTATGATAGCTATATTTATAGGTGCTATTATTGCCTGGTATGTAATTAATAATTTTGTTTTAAAAAAGGATAAGGAACCTACGAGGTTTGATGATTTAGAATGATGGATGATAAAGATATAGAAGACTACCATAATATTGGTAGAGCGATAAAGAAGAATAGTAAATACAACTACGTCGATGGTAAACAAATCGAGGACCATGGATCACGGATCTATGACGTAGCAGGATACCGATTACCAAGTGTAACAACCATACTAGGTAAAACCAAGAACCAACAATTCCTGAAAGAATGGAAAGCTAAAGTTGGTGAGAAAGAAGCAGAACGAATAAAGAATTTGTCGAGCGTGAGAGGCACAGCCATGCACAAGTATCTCGAATCACATATCGAAGGAATAGGTTACGAGGATTTGACAGATACAGGCAAGCAAGCAAAGACCATGGCACAGAAAGTTATAGATATAGGTCTTGCACCGGTCGATGAATACTTTGGATCGGAGGTGACTATGTATTATCCCGGACTGTATGCAGGCCAAACCGACTTGGTTTGCATGCATAATGGGATGGAAACTATAGCCGATTTTAAACAATCAAATAGACCAAAACAGAAAGAATGGATCGATGACTATTTCTTACAAATTGCTGCGTACGCAATGGCGCACGATTATGTTTATGGTTCAAAAATTCGTCAAGGTGTGATAATGATTTGTACACCTGATCTTTATTACCAAGAGTTTAAGATACAGGACCACGAGTTAAGGCAGTGGAAGCACAAATTTTTAAAAAGGCTTGATATGTATCATGAACTTAAATTTGACGAAAAAGAGGCAGCGAACACAAATCTGCCACAATTGCAGGAAGAAATGGAAAACGAGCAATACCTGCAGGAATTGAAAACTAAACTATGAATGACAAACTATTTAGAACGATTCTAAAAAGATATGAAGCGGCAATTGCAGATGCCAAATTCAAAATATATTGCATAAACGACCATAACATGGTCATTCCAGAGCACGTAGATATTACCGGAGAGGTCGATAAGCAGCTAGAGGTTATAGCAGCCAACGAAGATAAACTAGCAGTTTTAAGGAAATACTATGAGCCAAATGACGAAAAGACACTCTTATAGAGTTCTCACAGATAAATCATACACGTTAAAAAAAAACACGAAAAAAAAGTGGAATAATGTCCATTTACAAAATTATGTAGCAATACCAACAATTCTAGATCAATTTAGTGGACATTTTAGTGGACATTTTTTGGTTTAGAGGACATTATATAATGTCCATACCTGTGGTGCCGCCGCGCGCGCGTAAGGCTGGTCACCATGAGGTGATTTATCTGTGAGAACTCTAATGACTGATGAGAATTTTTTTGATATGTTCAATAGAATCCATAATCCGGACTATTACTATGCCTCGAAAAAAGACAAGACGAAAACTAAACGTAGATATACAAAGCGCAAACGAACTGCCGTATCCAAAGGTAAGAGTCGAATGGATAGATTGCGTGAGCGATTCGGGTTGGGCAAACGAAAAAGAGTTTGATAAAATGAAACTTGCAACTCCTGTAAACGAAGGTTGGTTGTATTCTAAAGATAAAAAATCAATTAAGTTGTTTGCTTCTTACGATAAAGATGAAGATGGTATTACTTTTGGGGATCGGACGATGATTCCTCGGGCTTGGGTAAAGAAGATTCTGAAGATTTAGATGGGGTCACATCAATTATTTGTGCGTAGTCATCTAAAATCTGTTTCATCTTTGCTTCTAATTCTTGCTCTGACATATCTTCTAGTTTACCAGTTTTTATTATTTTTCTGTCTATGTATAGTCCTGCTGCCTTGCCTCGATTTGTTTCAGCGTTTACAGCAGCGCTCCAGGCACCCTTCCTCAAAGCACCCTCTCTGATTTTGCCTAATTGTGCAACGTGATTGTCATAAGTCACTTCATGCTTTCTTAAAATCTCTTCACGTAATTCACCTATGTATTTTACAACCAGTGGATGTTTCTTTGGACTTGTAAGACTCGAGCCCTCAAACCTAGCATTCTTTTCACTATAACCTGCACGTTTTGCAGCCTCTGTTTTTGTCAATGGTCCGTGTTCGTCACCGAAAACATAGTTTTCTGCAAAGCGCATTTGCATTTCAGTTAGTCTCTTTGGTAATCCCATGATTGACAATATAAATCATTTTATGTAATAATTCAAGCCAACATGAAAATGTATAAATACAAGAAAGAACACGGAGAAGATATGACATACGAGAAAGAAGTGAAGATACAATTTGATGACAGAGGGCCTAATGACTTGACAAAAGAGATAGATGAGTTAAAGGCACGTGTAGCTGATTTACAATCAATTGAAGAAACACATAGAAAGCTTAATCAAGAATTGCATAAAGAAATTTGGCAGTGGAAAGAAAAGGCTGGAGAAGTGGTGGCTCTTGAGTCGAGAGTACAACAGCAACAAGAACTAATAACCGAACTGTCAAACGCAAACAGAAGATTAAGAAAATGAGAGTACAAGACTTACAACAATTTTTATCTAGCTTTACAGAAGGATCAGACGCAGTTAAGAATGCAGTCATCTTTGTAGAGAAAGACGGAAAGCTACATGAAGTTAAAAGAATGGAAGTGCAAGAAAACACTCAACCAATCCTTGGACACAAAGGGCATGTTGCACATAGACTCGTAATCAAAACAGAAAAACCTTCTAGTATTATTTTGCCAGATAAACTAGTTAAGGACTATTAATGGATGACGATGTTGGCTCCAAAACCGTATGGGTCCAGAGGCTAAATTATATCAAAAACTTCGTAAAACTATTCCGGAAATTTCCTGGATTAGACTTGAAAATATTAGCTTACACGGTACTCCCGATCTATTGGGTTATAATAATTCTGGCCACTTTTTCACTGTCGAACTAAAGACTACAAAAGCAAACAAAATCCGTTTCAGCCCACACCAAATTAGCTTTCATGAGAGGCATCCGGACAACACATTTATCTTGGTCCAGGCCCTTGGTCCTGGTACCATAAAACTTTTTGAGGGAAGGTTTATACAAGACCTTGTGAGGGAAGGTTTCAAGTATCCTGGCGCTTGTAGCTTGGAGCTTGATGCTTGTCGCTTGCATCTTCAGAGCTTGTAGCTTGCTGCTTGGAGCTTGACGCTTGTGGCTTGACGCTTGTAGCTTGTTGCTTGAGAAATTCTTTCCTTCGCTTCGCTAGCTCTTTGTAATATTTAGGATGTTTCCAGGTCATCTAGTGTTTACCGTAACTTACAACTTTTATTTTTGGATCCCAGCATTGACGGCAGTCCCTGCATTCATTGTCTTGAGCTGGAGCGGGGCAGGTATGGAAGCCCTTATCAACGACCATCGAACTGTGCGGCCATGATTCAGGCGCCCGCTGGTTAACCATCGGAGCACTGAACCTAATGACTAAATTTTTAGGACACCGTGACAGGTGAGGTTTGATCCACGCTTCACGCGTCGGGAGCCAGTGTCTTTTGCTCGGGGTTAACCTGCAGACTTCATAAATTTTGTTTAGATGGTCCAGGTCCTGGACGTCTCCGGAATCATGCCACCTGAAAACATCCGGTTTTTTAGAATTAATTATTGTTACCATTGCTGTGACCCATAATGGTGATTTAATAGCTGCCAGCCTTCGATACTGTGCATCCTGAACAACTTTAAAAACATAGCAGCCTTTTAATGCATAACAGTCAAAGCATACGCTGCCCTTCACCTGCTGTAGCTTTGCGCCGGTCTTGCATTCCTTCGCAGGTAAACCAATTGACCATCCCGGCATCTTGGAAGGTTTGGAGAGGCTGCCGCCTATTATTTCAAATGCTATTTTAGTTTTCATAATATCCTTTATAATCCTTCATACTGTAACTGTCAAGCTTGAAGCTTGTTGCTTGCGGCTTGCCGCTTTGACCAGCTGTGCTGACCTGTTTTTACAATGCATCCAATCAGGCCAATGTATGAAATGCACTCACAACTGATCCCAGGTCCTGTTGTGGAAACCCCGGAGTACATCCACTCTCGACGCCTGGGTAAAAACAGGACCAGGGATCAGCTGATCCCAGGTCCATAGCCAGAGGTTAAAACCTGTCCCTTGCGGGATCTTTTTGCACTATAGACCTGGGATCAGGACCTGCAATCCTTCGCAAATTCGTCTCGGTCCTTCTCCAGGGCAAAATATTTTATATTCTCATGTCTAAAAGAATGATTAACTCTTGTTAGCAGAGTCTGCAGGTTAATTCTTTTTTTCTTATTATCTTCGATATCGAAAACCCATATTACCTGTTTAACTTTGTCGGTCATGCTATAAACTGTCTTGCGATATCAAACGCTAATATTAAAAAACAACCCAGCGCAACTATTGCACCTGTTGCAGGGTATATTGGTATTAATGCCATGCCCAGGGCAGAGCACAAACCTAATAAAACCCAGAATATAATTTGTATCATTAGTTTAGTCCTTTCTTATAAGTTATCATGGGATTAATTGCGGTTGTATATCTATTGATCACAACATCCCAAAAACAAATCAACTTATTGCCCTTGGTATCTTCCCAAACTCTGCAACCATCTTTGTCCATTGAACCAATTCTAAAGATAGTCTTTTGATATTTTTTCGCAAACCAAGAAATAATAAAATCTGATTTGTCTTGTATGTCTTCTACTTCTTTAATTAACTTATCATAATCCATAATATATCCTTTCTAGGACTATCCTATAATATAGGATAGCCCCTGTCAATATTTAACTTTGTGCAATCGCTTTTATTTTGGAGGTGTCAACATTCCAAGTTAAACCAATATGTTTAACTACCAGATTTAAACTTTGTTTAAGTTCATCTGGCGTTCCACTTTCCATAACATTATCTATTGCTTTTTGTTTCAGGTCTTTTAGGTCTTTGAGTTTAGCACCTTCAGGTCTTCTCTCAATTTCCCTATCAACCAAGTCTTTTGCCCAGTCTCTTAATTGCTCTTCACAATCAGATAGAGTTAATCTATCGCTGTCGCTTCTATCAAAACGATAGTCTAGGTCTTTTTTTTCTTTTTTTGATTGTTTCTCAAAAAAAGTTTTAGCGTCGTTTTGAGCTTCCTTCATAAAATCTTCTGCTTCCTTCATCTTTGCCAAGATTTTATCTGCGCCCATTTTCTTTGCTAGTTTCTTTACAACATTATTAGTCGCTTCAGTTCTATATTGCTTGATTAATAATTGTTGTTCACTAATTAGAGGTTCAAAGTATCTATTAACTTTACTTTCAAAATGCTCTAATTGATATTTAGTCATTTTAGTCATGTTATATTTTTCCTTTCTGATTTGTTTTTATCACTTGACAAATAACCTGTCAAGGATTATATAGGATACAGACCTTTTAGTAGTTACGTCTTTATAAACTCAAACTACTGCACACCGACTGCACGTCACACCGCTCTTCGGGGCCGTCTTCGTGCAGCGCAGGTGATGCATAGAGGTACCAGGACCAATCCCAAAATCCAAACTTTGTAAAAACCAATACCCCTAAAAACAAAAAGGGGTCCCACTACTCTAGGTTGTATTGCTTGATTTACAGAGTTTTCCCTGGTAAAAACATTTTGAACACCTAAAGTGGTGCAAAAAATTTTTTAAAATTTTTTATGAAACAGAATATAGATATAAGTAAACTCCCGTCAGACGTCAGAAGAACTTTCAAACAAATGCAAGTTTTGCTTGCAGAAAAAAAGATACAATCAAAAGCCAAGAATGACTTTCTATCTTTTGTAAAATGTATGTGGCCAGAATTTGTAGAGGGGTCCCACCACAGGCACATAGCAGAAAAATTTAATAAACTTGCAACAGGTGAAATTACAAGACTAATTGTAAACATGCCACCTAGGCATACCAAATCAGAATTTGCGTCTTACCTTTTGCCAGCATGGATGGTGGGCCGTAATCCAAAATTAAAAATTATACAAGCAACCCACACTGGTGAACTAGCCATACGTTTTGGTAGAAAAGCAAAAAATCTAATCGACTCTGAAGATTATGCAAAGATATTTCAAACAAGACTGCAGGAAGATAGTAAAGCCGCTGGTAGGTGGGAAACAGCACAAGGTGGCGAATACTTCGCAGCAGGTGTCGGCGGTGCCATCACCGGACGGGGTGCTGACTTACTTATAATAGATGATCCACATTCAGAGCAAGACGCTATGTCTCCGACTGCAATGGAGAACGCTTACGAGTGGTATACATCAGGACCACGACAACGTTTGCAACCAGGAGCAAAAATTATTTTAGTAATGACACGTTGGTCTACTAAAGATCTAACAGGTATGTTACTTGCAAATCAAAAAGAAGCCAAAGCAGATCAATGGGACGTGGTCGAGTTTCCAGCGATCTTGGACCAAGGAAAAGAAACCAAACCTGTTTGGCCAGAGTATTGGAAACTAGATGAATTAGAAAAAGTCAAAGCAACACTGCCCACGGCCAAATGGAATGCGCAGTGGATGCAGCAACCAACCAGTGAAGAAGGTGCAATATTAAAACGAGAATGGTGGATGAAATACGATGCAGATGATATACCACCGCTGTATCACGTCATTCAAAGCTACGACACAGCATTTTTAAAAAAAGAAACAGCCGATTATAGTGCGATAACGACATGGGGATTGTGGTATCCGGATGAAGATTCACCAGCACAATTACTACTATTAGATGCTATTAAAGGTAGATACGAGTTTCCAGAGCTACGAAGAATGGCATTAGAGCAATATTCTTATTGGAAACCGGAGACAGTTATAGTAGAATCAAAGGCATCAGGTTTACCTTTGACGTATGAGTTAAGGCAAATGGATATACCAGTTGTTAACTTTACACCGAGCAAAGGAAATGATAAACATGCAAGAGTAAATGCATGCGCACCACTTTTTGAGTCTGGAATGATATGGGCGCCAGATCAAAAGTTTGCAGAAGAAGTAATCGAGGAGTGTGCTGCATTTCCATACGGAGATCATGACGACTACGTCGATAGTACGACACAAGCGATCATGCGATTTAGGCAGGGCGGGTTATTACAACACCCAGAAGATTACGTAACAGAAAACAAAGCAAACGCTCGTAAAAGGAATTATTATTAATGACACCGATCATTAGAAGATTTGTAATCAAACTATTGTCCAAGGACCAAGGTTCAGGGATCACGAAACTACCAAACCAGATGCAATCAGGATTTCAAGAATCCATGGTCACAGAAACTTTAGTTAAGAATGGCTACGATCCAAGATTAATTAAAGATGAAGCAGAATTAAAAATGATCATGAATAGAATTAACGCTAGCAAAAAACAATCCAAAGAACAAAAAGATAAAGCTATGAAACAGTTAGCTGACATCATGGACATGAAAGGTAGAAAAATACCACAAGGTTCTAAAATCATGGGTGGTGAAGCAGTTGAAACAGAAGCAGAGATTGCAGAAAGATTAATTAAAGAAAACAAAGAAGCAGCTCAAAGATTAAGAGATAAAAAATTAATAGATGATTTTGATCCAGATGAAATGGCAACAGGAGGCCGTGTAGGTTTAATGGCTGGTGGTATGGGACGTAGAGCATTTTTAAAAATGATGGCAGGCGCCGGTGGTATGGCAGCTGCAGCAAAAGCAGGTTTACTTTCTGCATTTAGAAACGTATCCCAAGTAAAAGAAAATGTAATTGAAACTATTAGTAAAACAGATGCACAAGGAATCCCTGAACACTTTATGGCATTAGTAAATAAAATTTTAAAAGAAGGTAAGATTACAGGTGAAGCAGACAGAATTAGAAGTTACAAACACCCAACTAGAAAAGATATTGAAATGGATATTGACCAAGGCACAGGTGATATTGATGTTAGATTTGAAACTGATCAAGGTGGTAAAGGTAATTATTATTTAAAAAAAGGTCAGGCTGATGAAACAACAGGTGGTAGAACTCCACCTGATGAGTTCATGGATGGTGAAGAAGTTTACAGATTTGATAAAGATGGTGTAAGTTATACAAAAGATTTTGAAGAAGGTATTAGTACTGGTACATCAAACCTAGATGAGTTTGTTGGTATCAAGAAAAAAGATTTTGCCAGTGGTGGTATAGCCGGTATGTTAGGTGAGTAATGGACAGAATAGATGACATACTTTTCCTCTACGAAGATGATACAGTAGAGATGGCAGATGGTGGTCCGATCACTGCAAACAAAATCCCACTTAAACCAGTAAACAAAAACATAAATAAAAAAGGTCAGCCAGACACAACTAGAGTTGGTTACGCAAAAGGAGATTACGTAAAGTTAACCCCTGCTGAAAGAGCCGCTGCATATGCTAAAAGATCTATGCCTAGTAAAGATATTAAAGATGCAAAATTTAAAGATCTTACAGATAAAATTTTTAAGTCAGGTAAATTTGATTTATTTAAAGCTGAAGTAACAGAAGCACAAAAAAGATTTGCCGCAAAAAAAGGTAAGGTTAGAAAAGGCGCTGGAGTTATACCAGCTCAATATATTAAACAATTTAACAAAGCTATTGAAGCAGGTGTTGATTCTTCTGAATTTAAAGAAATTTTAAGAATTACTGGAAGAACAGAGGATGAAATTTTAGAATTAAATAAAAAAAGACCTGGTGGTAAAGTAACTATAAAAGTTAGAGCAAAAGCTGCAGAAGAATCTTTTCCAGAAGATAGAAGAGTAAGTGAAGCTGATAAAAAATTTAAACAAAAACAAATTGCAAAAGTTAGAAGAGAAAGAGAAAAAGAAGCTTTAAAATTTGCTAGTGAGGCAGATAGACAAGATTTAAACGCGATTAATAAAGGTAAACAGTCTTTAAATAAATTTTTTAAAAATAACCCCGAAGCAATTAACAATACAGATTTTGGTAAACAAATTAAAGCCATGATGTCTTTAAGATTTAGTAAAGATGGAAAAATAAGTTCTAAAGTTAGACCCGATGATTATTATGTATCAAAAGCAAAAGAAGGAAAGTTATTTGATTTATTTGATGTAAGTCCGGTTGCTGGAGAGAAAAGAGCAATAAGATTTCCTACTAATTTAAATATTACTCCAGGACAGTTTAATCAAACTTTTATTCAACAAGTGCAAAAATATTTTTTAAAAAATGATAATCCTGAAGCTTTAAAAGAAGTAGATGATATTTTTAAAAGATACAATATAAGAGTTGAGATACCAGGAAAAGGTAGAATTGGAGCTGCAGCAGATGTGGCTGTTGATAGATCAAAAGGAAATTTTCCTAGAATATTAAACACATTAAATTCTTTAAAAATTCCTAACAGATTAAAAATACCTTTTATAGCTACCGGAACTATTATAGGAACCGCAGGAGCTGCAGCAGCAGCTGATGCAAGCGAAGCACGAAGTATTTTACCTGAAGTAGCTGCAGGAACTGCAGCAGGATCACTTGCATTTAAACCTGTAAGACAAGGTGTTAAAAAAGGATTAAAAGCTACAGGAAGATTATTAGGTAAACTTGCAGTGCCTATTGGTTTAGGTGCTGAAGCATACTTCGCAAAACAAGCATACGATGAAGGTAAATCCATTCCTGAAATTATGGCTGCACCTTTTTTATTAGAAGGTAAAGTTACACAAGCACAGGATATGTTAAGAATGAAACCAGAAGAAAGACAAGCTGTAAACAGAGAAATGATTGAAGAAGATTTTTCTGGATTAAGTTCTGACTTTGATACACCAACATTAGAAGGTGTTGATGATGTAGATATTGAAGAGGTTAAAGAAAGAGTTTTACAAGAACGATTAGCTGATGAAGCTAGCCGAAGAGAAGAGCGAAAAGCAGGTGGTGGTATAGCTGGAATACGTAAGCCAGATGCAATTCCACCAGAATCAGGACCTAACCCACAAGGGTTGGAAAACCTAAAATATTATGTTACAAATACATAGGAGTATAAATGGCAGATATAGATAAAGGACTCCCTAGTAACACGCGAACTAAAATCGATGTCCCAACAGAAGAGGAGATCGAAGAAGTTAGTGTTAAGGAGGAGGAAATAGAAAAAGGACCAGTTGAAGTTACACCCGAAGAAGACGGCGGTGCAACTATTGACTTTGAACCGGGAGCTATAAATATACCGGGCACAGAAAATCATTTTGATAACCTTGCAGATATTTTACCAGAAGATGTTTTACAACCAATTGGTAACGACATGGTTGGAGACTACAATGATTACAAAGCCTCAAGAAAAGAATGGGAGCAAAGTTATCGTGATGGTTTAGATTTATTAGGATTTAAATATCAAGATAGATCAGAACCTTTCCAAGGAGCAAGTGGTGCAACACACCCTGTTCTTGCTGAAGCTGTTACACAGTTTCAAGCACAAGCATACAAAGAATTATTACCAGGTGATGGACCAGTAAGAACACAAGTTGTTGGAATACAAACACCAGCAAATGATTTACAAGCACAAAGAGTAAAAGATTACATGAACTATCTTGTAATGGATGAGATGGATGAATACGAACCAGAGTTTGATTCTATGTTATTTCATTTACCATTAGCTGGATCAACATTTAAAAAAGTTTATTATGACACAACAATGGGACGAGCAGTCTCTAAATTTGTCCCAGCAGACGAATTGGTTGTACCCTACACAGCTACCTCATTAGATGATGCAGAGTCAATCATTCACGTCATAAAAATGCCAGAGAACGTATTGCGTAAGCAACAAGTTTCTGGTTTTTACCGTGACGTAGATTTAGGACCTCCAGGTCGGGTTGAAACAAACCCAGTTCTTAAAAAAGAACGAGAACTTGAAGGAACTAAAGCTACCGGTAAACCACAACCGATTTATACTTTACTTGAGTGTCATGTTAACCTTGACCTCGAAGGTTTTGAGGAAATAGGTGAAGACGGTCAACCGACCGGCATCAAACTTCCTTACGTCGTAACTATCGACGAAAGTACCCGAACAGTTCTTTCTATTAGGAGGAACTATGCGCCCGATGATCCGAAGAAAGATAAGATCCAATACTTCGTCCACTTCAAATTTCTGCCAGGACTAGGATTTTATGGTTTCGGACTCATTCACATGATTGGCGGATTGAGCAGAACGGCAACGTCTGCTCTCCGTCAATTGCTAGATGCAGGAACATTATCAAACTTACCTGCTGGTTTTAAACAGAGAGGTGTTAGAGTACAAGACGAAGCAGCTCCTATACAACCAGGTGAGTTTAAAGATGTTGATGCACCGGGTGGATCATTACGTGATGCATTCTTTCCGTTACCATACAAAGAACCCTCACCAACATTATTACAATTATTAGGTATCGTTGTACAAGCAGGTCAAAGATTTGCTTCTATTGCAGAGATGCAAGTAGGAGATGGTAATCAAAATGCAGCGGTAGGAACTACAATTGCATTACTAGAACGTGGTTCACGTGTAATGTCTGCAATACACAAAAGATTGTATGCAGCGATGAAAAAAGAATTTAGATTACTCGCTAACATTGTATCCAAATATTTACCACCAGAGTATCCATACGATGTAGTGGGTGGTGCAAGAACAATTAAACAATTAGATTTTGATGACAGAGTAGATATTGTCCCTGTAGCGGACCCTAATATTTTTTCTATGTCGCAAAGAATTACACTTGCACAAACAGAATTACAACTTGCAACAGCAAATCCTGGAATGCACAACATGTATAATATTTATAGAAACATGTATGAAGCAATAGGAGTAAAAAATATAGACTCAATACTACCACCTCCTGCACCAAACTCACCAAAAGATCCTGCGTTAGAGAATATTGATGCATTAGGTGGTAAACCTTTCCAAGCTTTCCCTGGTCAAGACCACAGAGCACACATAACTTCGCATTTAAACTTTATGGCAACTAACATGGTAAGAAATAATCCACCAGTTATGGCTGCATTACAAAAAAATATACTTGAACACATAAGTTTAATGGCACAAGAACAGATTCAATTAGAGTTTAGAGAGCAATTACAGACAATGCAGATGCTACAACAGCAAGCGCCGTCTAATCCACAGGCAGCAAACGACTTACAAGTGCTATCACAAGCGGTTGAAGCAAGAAAAGCAGTGTTGATTGCAGAGATGACAGAAGATTTTATGAAGGAAGAGAAGAAAATTACGTCAACGTTTGACAATGACCCTCTTCTAAAACTAAAATCACGTGAAGTTGACCTACGTGCTATGGAAAATCAACGTAAAAAAGATTACGATGATGAAAGAATCAACATAGACAAAGCAAAATTGGTTCAAGATAGAGATTTAACCGAAGATAAGCTAGAACAGAACGAAGAATTAGCAGAATTAAGAGCTGATACGTCGTTAACTAAACAAGCTATGTCTCAAGCCGGTAAAATTCAGAACGATATGATGAAAATGGCTGATGTTAAGATCTTGAAAGGACCAAAAAGATAATATAAGGTAAAAACATTATGATGAACTATAAAAAAGCGAAGCAAATGTCTATCCCTAGCCAAAATGTGGAGTATGATCCAAGAAGTAAGGCTAACGTTAAAAGAGCAAGAAACGTTATTCCTACAGGAGACAAAGAAAAGGTTAGAGGTACGAAAAGAATGCTAGCAGACAAAGATAAAACAGCTACTTGGTATTAAATTATGTGGTTATCGGCAATTAAATTAGCCGTTTCTGCTGGAAGTAAAATTTATGCTAACAAGCAGAAGACGAAGATGGCAATGTCTGATGCACAATTGATGCATGCAGAACGTATGGCCCGAGGTGATGAAGCTTACCAAGGTAAGCTTTTAGAATCTCGTCAGTCAGACTGGAAAGACGAGGCCGTTCTCATAATTTTAAGTTTGCCCGTGTTGGTGCTGGCCTGGGCAGTCGTATCAGATGATCCGACAGCAATGGACAAAGTCAAATTATTTTTTGATATGTTCTCACAGCTCCCGTCATGGTTCACCAACTTGTGGATCCTTGTCGTGGCGAGTATATATGGTATAAAGGGTACACAAATTTTTAGAAACGGAGGAAACAAAAATGGCAAATAGAAGGTTCAACACACAAGTAGCACAGCCTAGAAAAGCTCTAGCTAAAGGTGGTAAAGCATTAAAGCCAGTGGATAAGAAAAAAAACCCTGGTCTTGCTAAACTACCAAGTAAAGTTAGAAACAAAATGGGCTTTATGAAAAAAGGTGGCAGAGTCAAAAAAATGGGCGGTGGAATGTCTACTGCTAGAAAAGATATGATGTCTGGTTACTACAAAAACGACATGGGTATGAAAGGTGGCAAGATGTTTAAAGATGGTGGCAAAGTTGGAAGAAAAGAACAAGGCTACCAAGCTAGAAAAGATGAGTCTATCGCTATGAGAATCAGAAAACCTAGAACTGCTAGACAGTTAAAAGATTCAAGAGATGAGTCTTATGGTAAGTTTGGTTCAAAAGCTAAAAAGTCTGGCAAAATAAATAAATAGCATATGTCAGTTGTCGGAGCAGCATTACGAGGCTTTGGTAAAGCTTTAAAATTTGGAAAACAGAAAACTACTGGCACAGAAGTCATTAGTTCTGTTAAACCTAATCCATCTACCAGAGCATCGAAACATAAAGTAGAGTTAGCTAAAATTCCCGGTAACGTTCAAAGAAAATTTATGCCAACTCAAAGAGATATGCAAAAAACTTCTGTAGCTTTTAAACAAATTAATCAAAAATTAAGAGGTGAAAAAGTTACCAAATCAGGAGTATCAAAAGGAAAAGATAAAAAATAATGCCATTAACACCTAAAGGTAAAAAAATAATGAAGTCCATGAAGAAACAATACGGTTCTAAAAAAGGTGAAACAGTCTTCTATGCATCAAAGAATAAAGGTGCTATAAAAGGTGTTGATAAGAAAAGGAAAAAATAATGTGGAATTGGATTAAAAATTTATTTACGCCAGAGGAGCAAAAAGATCCTCATTTAGTTTTATACGA